ATTTGTAGGATCACTTACAACATAGATGTTGCTGTAATATGATAATCTTCTTTTTTGCTTACGAGCAATTTCTTTGTTTGCATCTGAACCAGAATTCCATAGTTCTGAATTATGTTCGGATACTGGATCTTTTTGTCCAAGTGTGGTAAGAGAGTTCTCTATGTACCAACCACCAGTTCCTTGAAATGCATGAGTATAGACTCTTGACCAAGGAAGATCACAACCTTCGGGTTCTGGAAGAAAACGAATGATTGCATAACCATTACCAGATTTGTCTACGACTGGCTTCCAGATACGCTCATCTACGTTACTATTACCTTTGTCGTTGATCTTTTCGACCTGTCTAATTAACTTCTCTGTAAGAGAACCAGATCTGGATTTCTTTTTTAAATTTGCGAATGACATGCGGATAAATTTTGATATTTGTTTTGTTGTATTAAAGACCATCTGCCCGACTCATAGAGTTGCATCTTAGGTCGAAAAAAAGGGGGAGGTTGGATTCCTGTGTACCAACAAAAGATGGGCATTACTACAGAGTAAATACATCTTTGCCTAAGACCTATCTGGTAAGATAGTTCTGCCATTGCTGACAGCGAGCACCACCTCTGTCTCATCACCTTAACCAGCAATATGCCAGTAAGTTTATTCAGTCACTCCCTATGTTGCGTCCAACAGATATACTATAGCATAAAAAAAGAGGGTGTCAACCCCCTTAGTCATCCTCTTCTTCAAGTTCTTTTAAAAACTCTGGATTATCAAAGAAGAATACTTGATTCTTACGATATTCTTCACCAAAATATCTATCAGTGCAAATATTCATACCATGTGGAAATTCATATCCATCAAAAAATACAAATCTATTGTACTTTGATTCTAGTGTCTTTAATACTATGAAATCTTTTTTTGCTCCCCATGGTTGATAATGTTCAGGCACATCTGGCTTCTCTACTAGTTCTTCATAAAAACATGTACCATGTTCACTATCATCATTAAAATAAACTATACCATTGTATCCACCATCAGTATGTGGCCACCAATAATAATTTTTATAATCATTAAATTGATGTCTTTTAAATCTTGTACAGTTGGTAACAATATCAGGAGTTTCATATCCTTGTCCACATAAATCAGATAAAAAGTCATAAACTTTTTTAAGATCCAAATTATCTACTGAGTCATGTCTACGATCTTCAAAATGAATTCCATTGAAGGATGGTTTCTCATATCTCTTATGTAAAGGTATTTCATTTGGTTTACCAAACAAATAATTTTCTACCTCTTGTGGATTCTTATAAAAATCATCAATTGTGTATATTACAGTTCCTTCAAATAATTCTTTTTTTACTTCTAAATTATCATTTAATTCAAACATCACTCCCCTCCCAATAATCTTTTTTCATATACCTTCCTAGTATATTACTATTATAATATGCAGGTGTACCATCTTCTAGTGCTTCAGTTAAAACTCCATGAAGAAATAATTGTCTTGTCTCTTCAAAGTTCACTTTTCCAAGGGTTCTGTGGAGGGAGATGATTTCTCTTGTGAACTTCTCTTTTCCCAATCTTCTAATATCCTGTTTAAGTTCTTCAGAGCTTCCAAAATATCGTTTCCAGTCTGATTCAGTTGTGACTCTTCGCTTTCCTCCTCTTGGTTTTCTCTTCTGCACGAAGTACTTTCTTCCAATGTACGACTTGCTGCTGGTGGTATTTGTGATGCGATAGACGAACCCATAGTAGTCCCCAATATCATCAGAGGTAAAAGGGCGGCCTTCATATATCCAAGGGTTTTCATAATCAACATCCAAAACGTATTCATTACTATCTTTTTTTATTTAGTCCCATTTTGTACATGTCAATTCTATAGAACCATCTAAAGTCTTTTTATTTTCCAATATAGTAAACCCATCATCCTCCACTGTATTCACAATAGTGTTTACAGCATATTGTTGTGTCACTTTGTCAAGAAATACTTTAGGTGGTATAGATCTATTCCATGTTTGAAGATCTGTTACTAGTTCATATGCATTAGTAACTTTGTTAAAACGAAATCCTATATCAGTTCCCACTGTTATATCACAAATCAACTTATCATGATTATGTCCTACAGGATTTTCTAATGTTTGATTAATATCAACCTTTTCACCTAATAATGATAAAGATTTTAGTAAAGTATCCTTATTAACAAGTTTCGTTTTGATGGTGCTGAAGTGTGACATTTTGTTCTGATTGATAATATTCTGGTTTATGTTCTCTATGAGATAGAGTGCCAAGGTGTTCTTCTATTGTTTTAGTTATACTCTCACAATCATTACCAATAACACCAATAACTTCTTCAGTCACAGTGCCATCTTGTCTAATAATGAATTTTATACTCTGTTGCTTCATAGTTTGAATCCACTGAAAGTATCTTTCTTAACATCTTGTTTGATACCTCCTACTACATATGATTCTACTTCTGTCTCTTGTGGTGCTACTTGAAGACCCTTAGAACTGATCCAATGATCTGTCCATGGTAATGGGTTGTTTCTTGCAGGTATATCATACTGTGGTTTTAGTCCAATAGATCTTATTCTTCTATTTGCAATCCACTCAACATACTGATGTAGGAGTTTATCATTCAATCCAATCATAGATCCATCTTGGAAAAGATACTCTGCCCATCTCTTCTCTTCATTGACACAGTTATCAAACATAGAATATGTCCACTCTTCTTCTTCCTTTACAATCTCTTTCATCTCAGGGTCATCACCCTTTCTCCAATTGTTTATTATGTTTTGGGTGATTGCAAGGTGTTGGTTTTCATCTCTTGCAATGAGGGATATGATTTTTGCGGATCCCTCCATGAGCTTGAGTTCCCCAAAAGCAAAAGAGCAAGCAAAAGATACATAAAAACGAATACCCTCCAAGATGTTGACATTAGTTACTGCCCTATAAAGTTTTCTTTTGAGTTCTTTTCTTGTAAAGTCTGCAAGATAAGATCCTTGATTATCTGGTTTCCACTGATTTCCTGTGTCATATTCATGTGCCTCATTAATAAAGTCATTGTAAGAACCTGTTACACTAGCAGCTCTCTCTAAGATTTTAGGATCACTAATAATCTTATCTAATACTTCTGATGGATCTGAATAAACATTCTTAATGATATATGTATATGATCTACTATGAATCATTTCCATAAAAGACCAACACTCCATACATGCTTCTAGTTCTGGAAGAGAACAGTATGGTAAGAATGCCATACCAGGTGCTCTGCCTTGAACAGAATCAAGCATTATCTGATACTTAAGATTAGAAGTATAGATGTGCTTCTGCTCTGGTCTTAGAGTTTGATAGTCACCTCTATCCTTTTGTAGAGACACCTCTTCTGGTCTCCAAAAGTATCCTAGTTGAGACTTAGTTAAATTTTCAAATGCTGGATATTTAAAATTATCATATCTTTGTACTCCTAAAGGTTGTCCAAAAAACATAGGTTGTTTTTTTGTGTCGACATCTTCTGTGTTGAAGACAGTCATGCCTTTAACTTTTGACATAGGTTTTTTCTCTGTTGATGAAATTTTAAATTGCGCAGCTCTCACAAGTCTCCTCTTCTGTATCTTCTAGTATGTTATCTAGTAAATTCTTAAGTTCATCACTTGATTCATCATTTATCTCATCTGTCTTCATATCATGTGTATTTTGATAGTAAGAGGTCTTCCAACCATACTTATATGTAGTTAAAAGGTCTTGTGCCATGACAGATACAGGCACTTCATTGTCTTCATAATTCTCTGGATTGTAACTCCAGTTACCAGATATGGCCTGATCAAAGAATTTTTGCATCACTGCCACTACATTTATGTACCCCCTATTGTTAGGCATATCCCACAATAGTGTATAGTTATTCTTCAAAGTAGAATAAGATGGTACTACTTGTTTTAGTGGTCCTTTCTTTGATTTCTTAACAGAAAGGTAATCTCTAGGTGGTTCAATTCCATTTGTAGCATTACAGACAATAGAACTACTCTCTGATGGCATTTGTGCAGAGAGTGTTGAGTGTCTTAACCCATGTGCTCTTATGGCAGTTCTTAAACCTTCCCAGTCATGTTGATATTTCTGATTACTAATTTCATCCACATCCTTTTTATATGTATCAATTGGAAGAATTGCATCAGCATACTTAGTTCTACCAAAGTATTCACAGTGTCCTTTCTCTATTGCTATCTTATTTGATGCTGATAAGAGATAGAACTGGAAAGATTCAGTCAAACCATGAACTGCATCCCATGCTTCCTGAGAATCATAGTCATGTCCTAGTTTTGCCAAATAATGTGCTAGACCTATGAATCCTATACCAAGTGATCTACGTGCCTTTGTAGCAATCTCTGCTGCCATTACAGGGTACTTCTGATAGTCGATCAACTCTTCTAGTCCTCTGACAGATAATTCACATAATTCCTCTAATTCTTCATCAGATCTAATCTTTCCAACATTAACTGCTGATAGTATGCAAAGAGCAATCTCTCCAAACTGATCATCTATATGCTGTAAAGGATAAGTTGGTAAGGTTATTTCCTGACATAAGTTACTCATCCATATCTGATCTTTGAATGAGGAATGACTATTACAGTGATCTATATTCATAATATAAATCCTACCTGTCTCTGCTCTCTCCTTTAAAAGTGCAAGTATCAGTTCTTGAGCACCTACTTTTATTTTAGGTATATCAGGATTGTTTTCATACTCTAAGTATAGAGCATCAAACTTTTCAGTACCAAATATATCATACAACCCTGGCACAACATGAGGAGAAAAAAGTGTGATCTCCTCATTCTTAATGAACCTCTCATAAAATAATTTACTTAATTGAATACTGTAATCTAATTTTCTTACTCTGTTATCTTCTGTTCCTTTGTTGTTTTTGAGAACAAGGATGTCTTGAATTTCTTGATGCCAGATAGGGAAGTGGACAGTAGCTGAGCCCCCTCTGATCCCGTTTTGAGTGCAGCATCTGACAGTTGCTTCAAACTTTTTAAGGAAGGGGATGACACCTGTGTGTTGAACTTCTCCACCACGGATTTTACTGTTGATCCCTCTGATCCTACCCGCGTTAATACCAATACCAGCCCTTTGTGCGACATATTTGCCAATAGCCATATCAGAGCTAAAGATACTATCGAGGGTGTCATCAGAATCAACCAAAACGCAAGATGCAAATTGACGAATGGGTGTTCTGACTCCTGCCATGATGGGAGTTGGTATGTTGATTTTGTGCTTTGAGATTGCATCGTAGTACCT